CGAAAAGTTGAATGACAAGAATCAAACAACTTTATCCTACCTACACAAACAATTATTAGGTACGGATTATTCGGTAGATGGACGTTGGGAATCTCTAACTGGAACTTATTCCAGAGTGGCAGCTGATGTTGTTTCTATGGATTCTTCGCTTCCGCTGAAGAAACGTGATTCGCTCGGTAGAGCGTCTGGTGACCTCCCAAAAATAGGGATGGAATTATTCTTGAATGAGAAACAAATGTCGGATATTGATGCACTAATTGCTCAAAATGCAAACATCGATACAATCGTTGCTAAAATATTCGCAGACACTCCGAGAGTGATTACAGGCGTATTGGAACGATTGGAGTATATGTTCTTGCAAGGTCTGTCGACTGGCGTTGCGTTGGTTGATTCCGATAATGTTGGTGCTGGTGTAAAGGTTGATTACCAATACCTGACTGAAAATCAGTTTGGGGTTCAGGTTCTTTGGAATACTCCAGCTACAGCTAAACCGTTGGATGATATTCAACGTGTGGTTGACAGAGCAGAGGAACTTGGATACAACATTAGGAATATGTATGCCGATACGTATGCAATCAATAAATTCCTTGCGTGTGCCCAGGTACGTCAGCAATATGCTTTTGTTATCGGTTATGTTGGTGCATTGAATAATGTTCCAATACCGAGTTTAGAACAAGCAAACGTATTACTTAACGACAAATTCGGATTAACGCTGACGAAAGTAAATCGCTCGGTTGTAACCGAGGTTAACGGTGTAAGAACACCTGTTAAACCCTGGCAAGAAGGAATGGTGGTATTCACGGTAGAAGATAGAGTTGGTTCTGTTGTTTGGACTGATTTGGCAGAAAAGAAACATCCTGTTGCAGGCGTTTCTTATGAGACTGCAAACGAGTTTATTCTTGTATCGAAGTATCGTGTCAACAGACCGTCTTTGAGAGAATACACCACTTCTCAAGCAAGGGTAGTGCCTGTTATTACCAACGTGGATAAAATCTTTACGTTAGATTCTAAGACTGTACAAGCATGAAAGTTGTAGTATTGGATAAATTCGCTGACAAGTTCGATTTCAGAAAAAAGTATGAGAAAGGACAAATAGTCGAATTTGACGATGACAGAGCAAAAGATTTGATTGCACGTAAGTTGGTAAAGAAATACGAAACATCAGAAAAACCTAATCCTGTAAAACATACGCAGGTGAATAAGCAGGAGTCGGTTAAGAAACAAAAGAAAGATGAACTATCGGGAAGCAATACGTGAGGATTTACACCCTTTTCCTGTACGCACGTCTTTAATTGAAAGACAATGTGTAAAACAGGGGGTATCTCCTATTGACGAAAATATAGATGAAAAAATAGTTTCCATGTGTGTTTTGGAGATTCTCTCCCAAATGATTGCCTTAGGAGGTGTATCAGAGGGAGGGGTCTCTTTTTCTTTTGATACGGAAAAAGTTAAGGAACGTATTAAGAGTATATGCCGCAAAAATGGATTCGATTATTCTCTATATATTCCTGAACCGAAAGTAATAAGACTTGAATGAGAGGTTTCATTAATGCACAGATAGTTGTGCCTGGCTATATCGACGAGAATGGCATACCAGTCTCGGGTAGTGTAAGCTGGGGAGATGATGTTGAGTGTAAGTATTTTGCAGTTACGAATGACAATAAAGGTCGTTATAATGATGGGGAGTTTAAGAGAATTGCTTATGAGATAACGACTGAAAATATGGATTTCGATGCAAAAATAATTAGACTAAAAGACAGCAAAGGAAGGGTTATCTGTGAAAAGGAAGTCCAAAGTCTCGAGGAATTAGAAGATGTGCAACGAGTAAAGATAACGATATGATAGAGATGACAACGCCGATGAGCGAAATAGACAAGTTTATTGCTGACGAGATACGAAAATCGGAAAAAGATATTATTAAGAAATTATCGTATATCGGAGAGGCAGCAGTAAACGAAGCTCGTTCTAACGGTGATTACATTGATAGAACAGGTAATCTTCGCACATCTGTTGGTTACACTATCTTAAACGACGGAAAAACGGTTATATTATCCGATTTCAACAAAGTTAAACAAGAAAGTACCGAAGGTGAACAAACAAGTTTGGCTTTGATTAATGAGTTGAAAGAAAAATATAACAAAGGGTTCGTGTTAATAGTAGTAGCTGGTATGGACTATGCGGTATATGTGGAGGCACTTGGTCGAAACGTATTATCATCGTCTAAATTATTGGCAGAATCAATGTCAAAAAGATTGTTATGAAAAAAACAGGATTACAGTTTGAGCAGGATTTCTTTAACGCAGTGAAAAATTCACTTGGCGTTAAAGGTCAATATTTCAGAGATGGAGTGAGACCGATTGAAAATGTAGCAACAAGTGAGGACTGCATAGTAATCTTTAAAACAGGGATTGATGGAGATATTCAGGTAGGGTATGTAACGATAAACGTTTATATCCCTGATATTGCTTTCGATGGGCGGAAAGTTAAGGATATTGCACGATGCGGAGTCATTGAATCAGCGCTTAACACGTTTGCGGAGAGTGTATCACTTCCCGATTATATGATTGAGCGTGAAGGAACGATACAAACATTTAAAGTATTTGAAACGGATGAGCATTTTGTTCATCTTGAATTAAAATATAATTATTCAACAATAAATTAAAAGATTATGGCAAATTTAGCATGGGGGAAGCCCAAAATAAGAATTACAAAACTTGGTGGTACTGAAACACCGATTGTTATCCCTACACCTGTGGAAGGCTCAACACAGTTGACTACAACTAAGGGTGCGACAAGGGAAGCTCCACTTGAAGGTGGAGGGTTTGAAGACAAGGCATATAATCGAAACACCTATGTGTTCGAGTTTGAAATTTATGCTGCAAAAGGTCGTGAAAAACCTGTCGAAGACGTTGACGGTGTTATTGAAGGACAGTACAAAATCGAATTACAGCCTGAAGACCCTACTGTCGAGGGTATTATAATTAACAAATGTATTCTGTCTGTAGAGGACACATATTCTGCGGAGATAGGTAAGAAATGGAAATACACTGCCGATGTTCTTGTACCAGACGGTGAGGGGGAATCTATTTCATACGAAGTTGTAACTTTTTCTTCTACTACTTCTTCATCTACTTAATTGAGTGCGGGTTAGCACCCGCATTCTTTTTATTATGAATTATTATGAATATAGAGAAACAAATAGAAATGGCTGTATCCGACGCCGTTACAGAAAAACCTATCGAACTAAAAATAGGCAGTAGGAAGTTTAAAATAAACCCTCCTACGATTGGCAAAATGCAGATACTCTCTAAGTATTATCTTATGTTGGATTTGGACGAAGAGAAATTACAGGAAAATCCGCAATTAGAAGCGATGAGAGTATGCAGAGATAAATCGGATATAGTAACTGAACTGATGGCGGTAGCTACTTTTAACAACAAAGACGACCTTTTGAATAGTGATAAGATTAAAGAGCGTGCGGAATATTTTAAGTGGAACAGTAAGGTAGAGGAGTTTTCTATAGTTTTACTCGCACTTCTTACGCAGACGCAATACGAAAATTTTATTACCTCTATTCGATTGACGGAGATATTAAGGCAAAACAAGCCGAAATAAAGAAATTGAGCGGGTCGAATAGAGTAATAGGTGGTCGCTCAATTTGGGGTGGGTTGTTAGATGTAGTTTTACAACGGTATCATTGGACATTGGATTATCTTTTATGGAGTGTGAGTTATCAGAATGTTCAGATGTTACTTGCAGACCAGACAAGCACAACAAGTGAAGAAGAAATTATCAATGCGGATGACCCGAGAAACAGGGAAAAAATCAAACAGATGTTCTCATGAGTGTACACTATAACATAACCGCAAACAACGAAGACTTTAAGCGAAAGTTTAGAGAAGTCCGCAATGAAATAAAATCCAGCGAAACGACTGCTCAAAAAGCTTCGAATAATATACAGGCGTCATTAAAGAGGATGGCTGCAGGTATGGGAGGGTTATTCGCTGTAAACATGTTCAAGAACATGGTTAAAGATATAGAAAGAGTAAGAGGTGAGTTTCAGCAGTTGGAAATAGCCTTTACTACCATGTTAGGCAGCAAGCAGCTTGCAGACCAGTTAATGAGACAAGCTGTCGAGACGGCGGCTACGACACCTTTTGATTTGATGCAAGTGGCGTCAGGTTACAAACAATTAATGGCTTACGGTATGGAGTTTGAGAAGCTCAACGATACGCTTATTATGTTAGGAGACGTAGCCAGTGGTGTTGGCGCACCTTTAAATGATATTGTCTATTTGTACGGAACATTGAAGGCGTCGGGAAGGGTTGTGACTATGGATATTCGCCAATTTGCTGGACGAGGCATTCCTATTTACGAAGAGTTAGCTAAGGTGCTAGGTGTCGCAACGAATCAAATAAACGAACTTGTAAGCGCAGGGAAGGTAGGGTTCGAAGACATTGAGCAGGCTTTCAAGAATATGACTTCAGAAGGCGGAAGGTTTAACCACCTTATGGAAAAACAATCCGCAAGTATTGTTGGATTGAAAGCTAATTTAGGCGATGCAATTGATACTGCTCGAAATGATATAGGTAAGAAATTACAACCTGTTTTTGAAGGGTTACTTAAAACACAACTAAACATAGTAGAGAACTATGAAGAAATAGGGAAAACAATTTTAGGCTTAGCAGCAGCGTTTGGTTCTTACAAGGCAGTTTTGATTGCGGTATCCGCAGTAGAACGGCTGAATATAAGACTTTTACGACAAGCCGTTTTGGAGAGAAAGCTGGCTGCTATGAGCATGCAGGTAATTTCAAAAGAACAGGCTATATATATAGCAAGGACAAAAATGCTTACTATTGCCAAACAAGGATTAGGCAGGTCTTTAAAATCTCTTTTGACAGTTTTAACACCTAATCCTTATGTTTTATTGGCTACTGCCGTTGCCGGATTGACGTTTTCGGTATATAAATTAATTACAGCCGAGAACGCAGCCGAGATAGCCGCTAAATCGCTCACAGAGGCGCAGGAGAAAAGGACACAAGCAATAGGAGATGAAAGAAAAAAGACAGAAGAGCTTATAAATAAATTAAAAGACGAAACACTAACGAGAAGGGAGAGACAGTCCTCATTAGAAACGTTGCAAAAAAAATATCCAGCTATATTCAAAAACCTGGATATAGAAACGGCAAAATATTTAAATCTAAGTGATGTATTAAAGCAGGTTAACGAGCAATTAGAGCTCAAAACACGTGCACAAATAAGATATGAGATAGCCACTGCACAGGAACTGTTGAACCGTTTGCAATCTGGGAAAATAATGAGTTTCTCGGAAAGAGGAGAATTGAATAGAATACTTGGGTTAAAATGGAGTGAAAGCATATTTATTAGTGCAAATGAGATGATAGGTGCGCTTGAGAAACACATATCTGGATTAAAAGACCAAGAAAATGCTATGCTTTTGAGTTCTTATAATGCAGTGTCAAATGAAGTAAAACGTGCAAGGCTTATTGAACAAAGGAATGAGTTACAAGAGAAATATAACGAGTTGGCAAGTCAAGAACAATCGATTTGGGCTGGTAATGAATTCGCAAGGACTGCACAACTTGAGCTATATGAAAAACAAATTTTACATTTAAATAAGCAAATAGAGGAATATGGTACGACAATAGGAACAACTGTGGAAAAGAACAAGGCTTATTGGGAAGAAGAAAAGAAAAATGCAGAGGAAGCATTAGGATTATTGACAGAAAAAAATACAGCAAAGGAATGGGAAGAAGCAAGACAAAGGATTATTAGGGCAGAAAAGGAACTAGATAGATATAGGGTTTCTATAAAAGAAGAAGAAACGCCTGATTACTATATTTTCCCGAGAATAACGAGAGAAAACACAGAAAGAATAATCGAAGAAGTCCGAGAGTTCAACAAAAAGATGTTATCAGAGAATGAAAAAGCTGTTAAGGAACAGTTTAAAGCCGAAGAAGAAGCAAGGATAGAGTATTTAATCAGGTGGGGAAACTTTGAAGAGAAGAAAAATGCACTAATAGATAAATTTAACAAAGAAGCTAAGGAAGCAAGAACAAAAGCAGAGGAGGATAATCTTTTTAGAGTACTTTTGGAAGACCTCGATAGGCTCGCTGTTGAGGAATTTAGGGGAAAAATAGATTTTGCTGAGATTTTTTCCAATATCGATGAAAAAAGTGTCGGCGCTATAAAAATTTTAAGAGATAAGTTGGCTAAATACATAGAATTAGCCGCAAATAGTATGAGTCCCGAGCAACTTAAACCACTTACGGATGCGTTGCTTGAAATGGATGTTATACTAAGGGAAAGGAAACCTGGATTAGCACTTGCGGAGTCGCTTGAAAAGGCGATAAGCGCATATAAAGACCTCAAAGAGGCGGAGGAATCGGGGTTAAGTGAGGATAGAATTAATGAATATAGAATAAACTTTCAAAATGCTATGGCAGAGCTTGCCGTAAGCATTCAAAATGTTATTAATCAGTTTGAGGAGCTTGGAAATATTGCTATCAGCTTTATCGGAATATTTAACGATGAGGCAGATGAGGCAGCAGAGGCAGCAAACAACATCCTTGATATAGTGAGTGGCGTAGCGGAGGCTGGTGCTGGCGTTTCAAGGATATTCGCTGGCGATATAACAGGTGGCACTATAAACCTCGCAAGAGGAATTATAAGAGTTACGGCTGGCATTGTGGGGATGTTTGAATCTTCTAAGGAAAAGAGAATCAAAAGACTTCAGGAGCAAATCGACCAGTTGACTGTTTCGTACAATAATTTAGGGAAAGAGATTGAGAGAGCTTATAGTGCTGATGCTTCTCGATTAATAGAGCAGCAAAATAAGTTATTGCAACAACGACAGATAGCACTAAGGCGGCAGATAGCCGAGGAAAAGGCTAAGAAAAAGACCAATAAGAAGAGGATAGCAGAATGGGAAAAGGAGCTTGAAGAGATAGACAGATTAATCGCAGAAAACAAAGAGAAGGCGATTGATGCTATCTTTGGTGAAGATGTACAATCGGCAATAGAAAACTTTGCAAGTGCTTATGCTTCTATGTTTGACGCTGGAAAAGATAGTGCGAAGACGGCAAAAGACTTCGTTACTGACATGATAAAAAAGGTGGTTATGGAAGCCATAAAGGGAAGCATAGAGACAAGTAAGTTTATGGAGAATTTCCGCAACCAGATGATGAAATTCATGAAGAGCGATGGGATGATAGATGAGTATGAGCAAGCAATACTTGAAAAGATGGCAGAAAAAGAGCTCGCTCGTCTTGAAAGAGAATTCGGGTGGGCT